GAGATGATCGTCACCGGTGCGCCGAAAGCCATCCTGTCCGTGATCGTCGGGACCAACGCCCCGGTTTACGAGCGGGTTGACCTGGACGAGTGGTGGGCTTCCGACTATATCGGCCTTTGCCGCGATTTTTGGCGCCACGTCGAAAACGACGAGGAGCCGGTGCAGGGTGCACCGCTGGCGCCGCCGCCGAAGATCGAGAAGTTCCGCACGGTCTCGTTCGAGGGGAACAGCAACTGGGCAGCCTATGCCGCCGACTGGATCGATAACCGCGATTCGGCCAAGGCATTCGAGAAGGCCGCAAAAGAGATTAAATGCGCGGTCGAGGCAGACGTCGGCCTCGCGACAGGCCATGGCATCACGGTGTCCCGGAACAAGGCGGGCGCCCTATCCATATCCATCAAAAAGGTGTGAAGATGAAAATTAACCTGGGAAGTGAAGAGATCTCAGACGCAGTGCGGTTCTGGCTGGAGAGCAAGGTCGCGAATTTCGGCGAGTACATCATCACCGACATCGACGTTCCGTCGAAGTACTCGGCGTACAAAGAGGTCGAGGTGACTCTGGAACGCCGCAAGCTGGTGCCCATCGACCCTCGGGATATTCTGGCAGCCAAGCCCTGCCCCGTGGCGACGGCCGACGACGTTGCGCAATCCATGCTGGAGCACATCGACCATGAGTGATCGTGTCGACCCGGTCACCGGAGAGGTTGCAATCCGCGTCCTGGTGATGGCTCCAGCCCTCGCCGCGGCGATCGTCGCAGTGAAAAAGGGGGTGAAGCAGCTCGGCTATGACGAGGTCAACAAGTTTGCCGGCTACAAGTACGTCAGCGTCGACAAGTTCTACGACTCCATCTGCCCGCTGATGGCAGCCGCCGGCCTGTTCGTGGTGCTGGACGAGGTTCGGGCCGAGGTGCACCAGCATGGCGCTGCGGCAAAGGATTCGTCTTGGCTCCACGCCGACTACCAGCTCTATCTCTGCCATGAGTCCGGTGCGATGTTCGGGCCGCTGAATCGCTCAATCATGGTTCCGGCTAGCGGTCCCCAGGCCTTCGGATCGGCGCAGAGCTACCTGGAGAAACAATTCCTTCGCGCCCTATTCAAAATCCCCACCGGCGAGAAGGACGAGGTCGACTCGCTCAACAAGGCGGACCTGCCCCAGGGAGGCGCTAGGAAGGCCGCTGGCGCCCGAAACGCCCCGCCCACCTCCGATGGGGCGGCAGGCTCCACCGCCAGCCACGAGCCCCAGGACGACGCCAAGGCAGCAGCCCGGATCGTTTTCGAGCGTCTGCGCAAGGCCATCCAGGAGGCGGAGACGCCCGAGGCGATCGAGGCCGTGCTGCAGGCAACACCTGCGGACTGGGAGGACCTGAAGGCAGTCGCGCCCGAAGGCTACAATCGGCTGACGATCGGTGCCACCAAGCGAATCGAAGCGCTGATGGCGAAGGGGGACGCACCATGATCTGGGGCTGGGACGCCGACTTCACCGCGTTTACACGCCCTCCCGTCTCGCTGCCCGGCGGCATGCACGCCTGCCTGCCGGCGTGGAGAACGTCCGTCCAGCCGCTGTTCGCAGCGGGGCGGAAGGGGGCAGCCCTGATGGTGATCGCCTCCTTCGCCGCGCCGTTGATGGCCCTGGTCGGGGGCGTGGGCGCCGTCGTCTCGGTGACTGGCGTCGGGAGTACCGCAGCCCTGCGCGCGGCTGCCAGCGTGTGGGGCGATTTCGAAGCCCTCGCTTTTGTCGGACCCACGAGGGCGAAGATAGAGAAGTTGGAGGGATTTCTTCACCTGCCGGTGATCTGTTCGCTGCTGCGCTGCTGCCCGGCGATGGAGGCCGCGGAATTCTGCGAGGGCCTGGTGCTCCCCATGGGAGCATGGGCGAGGAGGACACTCGTGCTGACAAGGTCGGAGAGGCCGGTCTTTCCCGTAATGTGGCCGATCTCGGACGCCCCTGGGGTCGAGGTCCCCTTCGGCCGGCGCCTGTCGGCACTTGAGACGGCCGACGTCGACGGCGCGGTTGCCGGCGCCGGGGCGGCGGGCGCCGCCTACCTCGACTATCTGGTCGATCCTACTGTAATCGCGTGGTGCCGCAAGATGCTGGTGAGGCGCTACGCAGAGCTCCATGACGCTGGTTCCCAGACCGAGCCTCATGCCCTACGGGCGCTGGCTGCTCTGTCCGTGGCTGCGATGATCGTATGCCAGCTCGATATCATCGCATTCGACTATTTGGCGCTGACGACGTGGGCAAAAGAGAAGGTGCTGAAGCGTTAGGCGCCGGCTGCCTTGATCGCGGCCAGCAGCTCGCCCATGCGGTCGTGTGTCTTCGACTTCAGTTTGCCCTCGTCGACCCGCGCGGTCGTCCCCAGAACCGAGGAAATCACCTCCTTCTGGAGGGTGAGAAGGCGGAAGTATTCCGAGTTGTTCAGGGCCCGGGCGCCGTCCGTCCCCAGTGCCTCGGGGTCGATACGCAGGATGGCGAGCGCCCGGTCGAGCGCCAGAGTGAGTGCCCCGGCGAGCTGTTCGGACTGGCTCAGTAGATCATCCCCGCCGCGAACCCGTGGGCCTGAAGCTTCGGCAACTGCTTCGCCAGCCGGGCTCCGATGTCCGTCCGATACATCGGACTGTTCGGAATGGCGATCTGGTCGAGGACGCGATAGGCGCGGCGGCGGGATTCTGTCACCGTCTCCCCCACTCCCATTGCCACCAGAACATAGTCCCCCGCCGTCACCAGGCATGGCGCCGTCTCCACCTTGCCGCCGATGTCCTGCGGCGCCGTCCCCCTCGACACCTCGCACAGGGATACGAGAGACATATCGATCCGGGTCGAAGTAATGATCGGGATCCCGCAAACCTCTTTCCGCGTGATGTGGGAGTACGGATAGTCCGGGATCGACATCACCACTCCCGTTGATACCGAGTTTAGCGAGGGCGGCGTTGCGTGCTGCCCGAGCGCGAGGTCTGCCAGCCATTCTGCGTGGTCTCCTGTAATGAGCGACTGCTGAATATTGAAGGTCGGCCAGCCCGGCCGCATGGTGAACTCCAGAGGCCACGGCGTGCCGTCGTCGTCGACGATGCAGTTGACGTCGACATAGCCGGTGTGGCCGGTGCTGACCAAACAGTCCTCCAGCGGCGCCAGAACCTGGTCCGCCAGCTTCGACTTGCCGACATTGCGGATGACGGTACCTTGTTCTCCTGTCGCCACCCCCTTTTCGCCGTTCATTAGCTTCTTGAATTCCCAGTTTTCGCACCACCAGCCTGCTGCGAAGCCGGCCGGCCCGATCCAGCCGCCGACCGCCATCTCGGTCCCGCCGATGAATTCCTGAAGAAGGAACGGCCCCTTGTGCCGGCGCCCCTTCTTCCAGCGCTCCAGCATATAGACCATGTCGGCCGGCCCGGACGCGACGTAGGTCAGGCTCTTGTCGGGCTCATCGCCGCATGGCTTGGAGACGAAGCGGCGGTTCTCCCGCTTCACGTAGGCGATGGCGTCGTCGTAGCGTTTAAACTCCTGCGAGGGCGCCACGGCGATACCGTGCTTTGCCAGCACCTTCATGCCGTGGCCGCGATCGAGTTCCAACCGCGCCGAGTCCGTGGTGGCGGAAATGACCGCGATGTCGGGGTTCATCCGCCGCCATGCGTCGATCTCGGCGATGTAGCGGGTGTTGTCGGGCAGGAAGACCAGGTCGGCCCACTTCATCCATGTCGTCCACTCGCTGACGATCTCGACCAGGCCCTTGCCGATCTGGTCTGTGCGCGCGGTCTGGGGGATGTAGTGCTTTACCCTGTGGCCGTCCGCCAGGCATCGCATGGCGAAGTCGAGGGCGTAGCCACCCTTGTCGACGATGAGGACTCTCATGCCATGCGTGCCCCTATTGACCGAACATGAGGCGTTGCCCCGGCTGCGAGAGCATGAGCTTGCGTGCGCCCATCCGGGCCGCCCCCGGCGCCGCGCTGGCGACCAGGCCAGGAATGCCGGCCCCGGCGAACCCCGCAAGGCCGCTGGCGCCGGCCATGGCCGCGTCGAGAGCGCTGAGTGACTCGGGGTGGCCGAAGTCGGACGGGACCTGCATCACCTTCTTGCCGGCCCCGTAGGCGGTGGCGATGGCGCGGAATTCGGGGGGGACGTTCTGCGCCCCCACCTTCCTGACGATCGCGGCGATGGTGCGCGCCCTCACTTCCCCCGTGGTGTCGTTCAGCGCCCGCTCGACGCTGTCGAGGGTGGCGTAGCGCTGTCGGGCCGACCGGATATCCTGGACCATGCCGCCGACGGCCTGGGGACCAAGGCGCTGGGCTTCGCGCAGGCGTTTGATCGTATCGCCTACTTCGCCGCGCAGGCGCTCGCCGGTGCCGCCGCCGTCACGGACTCCGCCGATCTTCACCAGGCGCTGCTTCATCTGGCGGATTTTGGCCTCGGAGTTCTTCAGCGCTTCGGCCAGCGCTTCGGCCGGCCCTGGGACGATGTCAGGGATTCGCGCTACGATCGAGCGCTGCGACCCGGGCTGATCGACCAGGCGACGGGAGACAACGGCGCGCTCTTTGTCGATCGCCTCGAGCAACTGAGCGCGCTCAGTTTGGAGGGATGAAATGTCGGCCTTCAGACGCAGTTCTGCGTTCTGGAGATTGCGTTCCATCATGCTTTCGATCGCATGGGCTATCTTGCTCTCTGTCTTCGCAAGTGCGCGCACATCGGGGTCTTTCGCCAGCTTGGCCTGCTCGAAGTGCGCCGAAGCGTCGCTACGCAGGGCCTTCACCCGCCCGGTTGCCTCGGCCGACGTCATCGTCTTGGTGCGGGCGAATTCTTTGACCAGAGCCGCCACCCTTGGCGATGTCGCGGCCGATATCGGGAACTTCGCCTGCGCAGACGCCTGGGGGCTGCCGGACGCCCCGATTTCCATCTTGAATTGCGCGTCGGCTGCCGGCCGCAGGGTCGGCATCACCTTGGCGGGGGCGTCCCACGCCTTGCCCGTCTCGCGCTTGGCCTGCTTGATGACGTCCAGGTCGAGGTGGGTGTCTCGCCCCATCCCAACGCCCTGAGCGGCCAGGGCATTGGTGGTCGCCTGGTTGGCTGCCGAGGCCTCCTGTTCCGTCTTGACCTTGCCGCCGAGGCCCTGCGCCACCTTGGCGGCAATCCCCTCGTCCTTCGTGGCAGTCCGGGGCGGGAAGACGTAGCCCGCCGCGCGGCTTTCCGCGATGCCAGGGCGAAGTTCCCGCCGGTTCAGCGCCGAGACGCGCTGAGCATCGGCAAGCTCGGCCTGAGCAAGCGGTTCGATGGCCCGCCCAGCCGCCTTGGCAGCCCCGGGCAAGCCAGGAACTGCCATTGGGGCAGCCTGTTCCGCCAAGTTGGCGCCGGCGCCACCGAAGACAGAGATGAAGGCGCGGTGATTGCGCTGATCGGGGGTGTCGTAGGGCATGGCCTGAACGTGCTCGGCCAGCGACCGGCGCAGAGGGTCGCCCACCAGCGCCTGAGATGTGCCCGAGGCCGGGCTTCCAGCCATCTGGAGGCCGCCCATCCCAATGCCGAGAAGCCCCTTGCTGACGTTGCCTGCCCTGACGTCCTGAATTCCGCCGGACGCGGCAGCCTTGCCCTCGCCCCACTGGGCTGCGATGTCTTTGCCGACATCGCCCAACCCGCCCTTGGGTGGCAGCTTGGACTCCGGCGCTGGCGGAGCGGCTGCCGGGGCAGCGTCCCACTCAGACTTCCATGCGCCATTGGCCTTGGCCTTGGCGACGAAATCGGCCTTTGGCATCCCGTCCGGGACACCCTTGACCACAGTTCCATCCGGCATCCTCACGTTCATGGGATCAGTTCCAACTGCTGAAATCGACTGTCTTCTCGCCACCGCCTTGCTTCGGCCCTGTAGCACCGCCGCCCTCCGTGCCGCCGCTCGATCCGCCCGACCACAGGCCCTTGATTTGATCCGTCGTCTCGTTGATCGCATCGTCCGTTGCTCTGACCCGAACGCCAATGGCCGTTCGGGCCGAGTCGATCGACTTCTTTGCCTGAGCATACGAGCTATTCGGTTCGAAGAACGCTTTCCACTCCTCGCGGTCCAGCAAGGTGCCTCCCGAGCCCCCGCCAGTCGCCGACGACGACAGCTTGGCGAGTTCGCCGCCGAGTTCCTGACCAAACAGTTCTCGCCCCTGGTTTGCAACCTGCCCGGTTTCCTGTTTCCACCGGCTGACGAGTTGAGCGAGTCTCGGATAATTGGGCTTGCTGCTCGCCTGCTGCGCGTCGATCTCCATCTGAAGCTGTTCAAGGTTCCCGAGCGCCGTCTTCTCAAAGCCCGAAACCTTGCCCTTCATGATCATTTGCTGGGTGCGTAGCTTGTTGAGTTCGACTGCCATCTCTCGCTTCTGCGATACTTCCAGAGGCGTCATCTCGGGATGTTCCGCCGCGGCAGCAGCGTTGCCTTTTGCCCT